CATATAATGTAATGCCTTATATTGTTGCGTTTTTTTGGAGAAGGACTTCATAATGCCTATGTATGTCCTTTAGTGCGAGTTCGACTGGTGGCGAATACTACCATAAATTAACTGTTAATGAGATGTCTTCTCATACTCATGGTACGGAAACAAACCTTTCTGTTCATCCACAAGGGGACGGAACTGACGGAAGGGCAATTGTTCCTTATAAAAATGGTTCCTCTCAAACTGGAAGTTGCGTCATTGTTTATAATACTGGTGGGAATGGTTCTCATAATAATATTCAACCATATCAAACAGTTTATTATTGGAGGAGAACCGCTTGATTAAATGTATGTCATTTAGTTCTAGTAGCAGTGGCGGCAAGTATAGTCACCTGCACTGCCAAACAGGTCGTTTTAGTTCTACAAAAGGATATGTAAATGGTGTTGGTTATAAATACACAAATGGAGAAACGGTCGTCTCTAGTAATACAGATATAACTACATCTACAACATCTAATGTAATGCCTTATATTGTTGCGTTTTTTTGGAGAAGGACTTCATAATGCCTATGTATGTCCTTTAGTGCCAATAATACAGGTGGTAGATATGACCTTACTAGTAAAATTGGTGCTACAGCAGATGGTTATGGTGGTATAACACCTAGTGGAAGTAATTACTACAGAAAACGTGTATTAGCAACTCAAGTCGGCTTTGAAAATAGTGGCACAAGTTTAAAAACGTTAAATGATTTTGGTCTTACCTCAATTACCCCATACATTGTAGTTTACTTCTGGAGAAGAACCGCTTAAGCTGTGCGCCTCCAAAAGAATACTGTTGTATATGGTTGAACACCAGAGTCTTTGCTTGTAGCACCAATAGTTTGGAACGTACCAACGCTTTTGCTTTGCATGCCTCCAAGAGCTGAGTTGGAACCTAGTGTTTGTGCTCCTAATGCACCACTGCCAGCCCAGGAGCCATTGTCGTAATTGTATGCAGAAATACCAGATGTATCACCGATTAATGCACCATTTTGACATGCAAATTTAATTGCATAATTGTGCCTATGATTATAAGTCCCGCCACTAGATTCGGCATTAAAGGACATACCTTGACTTTAGGATGTCCTTCTCCAATAATAGACGGTGATATAAGGCTGAACGATGTCAATGGTTGTATTGTAAGTTGCGTCTTCACGAGTAACTGAATTGCCACGAGTGCCATTGACAACAATTCGACTAGCTTGAAGCGTTCTTGATCTAGGAGCATTACCTGACACAGTCATATATATAGAAGTACCATCATATGAGTTTGTCTGATAATGGTCGTGAGTATTTTTGTAATTACCGCCTTGTGCGTTAGCACTAAAGGACATACTTGTACTACCATCGTTGCCAGTGCCCTGTCCCATAAGGACACGACCTTGACCGAACTGTACCCACGTACCACCGAGGAAATTGCCAGGGTTGTTATTATTATATGTAATATAAACAGCACCGACAGGAAAGAAAGCCTTGGATATGGTAGACAAGTCTCTGTGTTGTATTTTTTCATTATTCATTACGCAAAACCAAGTGTCAGTATTATTTTCAGTTTTTATATCAAATTTATATCTTGAACCTTCAGTTCCAAATATGCCTAATGGTTCTGCTTTTGCATATCCATCAGGAAGGCTACTAATATTTGTATTAAGAACTTTACTAATGGCTATATCATCAGGATTATATTGTTTAATATTTAATATTCCTATATTGTCCCATGATTCAGATTTTGCGATATATAATTTCCATGTAGATGTGCTTGTTTTTGCTAAATATGCACCTCTACAATATCCTTCATATGTAAATGTCTGTAAATAAGGGTCTAAACTATTAATGGATTGAAATAAAATCTGTAATTTGGTTAAAGACATAGAATTTCTTTGTATATACTCAATTTCTATAGGGCAATTTATATACAGATTTTTTATAGTAATTGTTGCTATATGCATATAACCATCATTAGTGCCACCACCAGAATTGCCATGACGTGGTACGAACCTATCTATGCGAGCATCACCACCAACAGCTAATGTTCCATTAACAGCTACGCTACTATCTGCATTTAATTGCCCTGTAACATGAGCAGCTCCATTAACTTCCAGCCCATAACTAGCCTGTGGAATACAATTAATACCAACTCCCCATTTACGTAACGCAAGATTAGTTTTGATTGTAGGGATACGAACATCTGGTACGCTTACATATCTCCCCACATTATCACAAATATCCAAACCAACAGTGTATACAGAGTCAGTACTTAAGCCTGTAATAACGGTTCCACTAGTACATTCTACAAACCCAGAACCAATTGTATATCTCTGCGTTTTAATTCCATTTAGCTGACTGCCCTGCGTATTAATATCTGAATATTGATAAATAGGACTATATGACAATGTATAACTTAATTTTGCACTTGTTTGTGGATTGTCCAAACGATTGCAAGTGAAATTTCGCACAGTAGGATTGCTATATGCTTGAACTCTAATTTGTCTACTAACACTTGTACTTAGCCCTCTTGAATCAGTAGCAGTAACAGTAATTGTTTTCACTCCAGCAGTTAAACCACTGAATTTAGCATTCTGCGTCCACTGTGTTCCTGTACCTGTGCAACTAATTGAATAACTAATACTTGTTCCACTAGGGGCACGTCTTAGGCTACCAGCAGGGCTTGATACATTAACCGTACTAACCCCTGCAATGAAACAAGTTCCTGTATAACCAAATGCACCACCGCTAATTGTCGGAGTGCCAAGTGTAGGAGTAGCACCGCCATCTGTATTTAGATTTACTGTAAAGTATTTTTCAACATATCCAGAACGACTTCTATTAGAATTTTCACACCAGGCAACAATTCTAAAACTGCCACTTGAATAGGCACCAGAACCAATGTATGCTGCATAACTACCAGCTGCATAACTAATGGTCTGGCTTGTGTTCCACCAAGATGTATTATCATACGACCTACAAGTAGCAAGCCACGTTCCACCATAATACAAGTCACACATCCTTACTAAATTACCACCATTTGTCTGAGAACCACCACTTAAAGGAATTGTTAATGTACTATTTGAATATGGATTATATGTTCCAATATCACCAATACTAGGAGCATTAATTTTATTTATTGTGACAACACCTGAGTACTGCCATCCAGATGTAGCAATATCATTTGCACAACAAACAGCAAACTGATATGTAGTACCCTGTGCAGGGTTTCCTATGTTCCATGTATAGCTTGTTGTGTTGATATTATTATTAGGATATACGATTGAATAAGCACCGCCATTAACAGAGCAACCAATAGCATAAGTGCATGAATTATTATAACTACTTGCTTTGTTCCATGTAACAGTAATTGATGTAGTTGTTTCTGATACTGTACTTGTACTAGGAGAAGTAACACTTCCCATTGTAGGTGCAGAACCTACTCGGTCAAGAGCTGCAGTACCGCTAATACTCTGGTTACTTAATGACCAAATACCAGCATCGCCAAAGTTAGCAACACCACTAATTGTAATTGATTTATTCCCTGTATAGCCAACCCATACAGAATGAGATACAAGGTTAACAGCACCATTCATACTGCCACTTAATGCAACTCTACCGCCACCTTTTGTATTTCCATTAATTGTAATGCTTGTGCTAAATACTGTAGCACTAAAGTAAGCATTATTTTGGTTTTGAGCCACAAGAGTGGCACTGACAGTAGAACCACCAGTACCAGCACTTGAACTCCAACTAATTCTTAACGCACAGTTCTGCCCAGAACCATTGCCAAATGAACCACTTGCCATATTTTAATCTCCTTTCTTTATCCTCCGATATAATCTATATTCAGTCCATTACTTACAGTTGTAAACTTTATAACGGAACCAAAACGCAATACATTATTAACTTGAACATCTTCACTTGTCATATTGCCATGGACAGTTAAATTAGAGCCATGCTCTGCTGTACCAACATCCAGACCAGTTTGTACAATAAAGCCATTCGTTCCTGTTGTTAAAATTTTATTGTCCATTGTTAATGATGAACTATTTAAAATAACACTATCAGCAACGTTAATACCTCTACTAAAAAGACCACTACCATCCTGCTTCAAAGTAATCATTGGGGAATATGTATTATTAGCAATGACAATATCTTGTGCAAACGTACTTGTACTAAGGTCTGTTAATTGAACTTTCTTAATGCCATCCTGACCGTTCTGAATAGTAAGCAGAGCATCACCGCCTGCCGTTGCAGATGGATCTTGAATTTTAATATTACCAATATCAACAGTGCCTGAGAACACACCACTAAATTCACCCTGCGTAGCTTTCATTGAACCATCTGAGTAAACAATCCATGGTGCTGATTCACGTTCAGCATAGGACTTGCCAGCCCAAAATCGAACTTGTTTTGTTTTATCATCTTCGGCAGCAGACCATGCAGTCGCTACATCTCCTTCTTCAAGTTTTACGTCACGAATGTATAAAGTTCCTGTAAAATCTCGTGTGTATACTTGAAAATTCATATATGTTGGCACTTGTGCAAATCTAAATGTATAACTTATATACTGCCATCCTTTCCCATTTTGTGGAATAATGTTATTACTTCCACTAATTGTAGTAGAACCTAAAAATGTACTAGTACCATTATTGTTATAACCGCCACCAAAATATAGTGCACAAAATGGATTTGTTGTACCAGCTTTGTAATTGACCAGTTTAACCCATGCACTTATTGTATAATGAGTAGTTGTATCTTTTTTGATTCTACTAAAAACACTTTGAGTTAAGGTTTTAGTTGTTGTTAATGCTCCTTCAACTTTTGCACATTTATATCCCTCTTCAGAAGTGATAATATAATTAGTACCATTCCAATTATCTAAATTATTTTCAAAACTTGAATTTAACAATAAATTTTTACCACTACCGCCAGAACTAGCAATACCACCATCGTTAGTGATTACACTACCTCTTGCAATAATATCATTAAATTCTGCAGTTCCATCATTATTAATCGCCCATCCTGTTTTACCTTGTACATAGTTATAACTAGCAACAGAGCCACGCATCGTAACTTCGCCTTCATTAGACACATTAAATGTCTGCTGATTAGTTTCTTTATTGATAATATTTAAACCATAAGCATTAATACGTTCTGCACTTAATAATCCTGATGTAATACGGTTAGCATTAATTTCCTGTGCATTAATAATGTTCATAACAGCAGAACCAGTGGAAAAGATATCTTCGACAGCTAACTGGTCTGTCTTGATTGTATTTGTTTGAATATAGCCACCATTAATTACAGTTTCACCACTTACAACTGCATCTTTAGCCCAGTTATCTACAACGTCTTGTATATCGGCAGGATCTGGACTATAATCCGTAGGCTTATTACCTTTCTCTAGTTTAACCTTAGTGATAGTACAACTAACTTTTGTATTGCTACTAACTGCATAAAACAAAACTGATTTAGTGTTCTTTACTGTAGGCATTGTAAATGTTAATACCCCATATGTTTTATTTGGAAGTAACACTTTATTATTTACTGAAGCACTAACGCTACCGTCATCGAACCAAAGACCCAAATATTCCTTACCTTCTCCTAATGAACCCCAAACCTGTACTGTATATGATTCACCAGCCACTAAATCAACTGATGTACTATATTTGTTAATTAAATATTCACTTGTAGTATGAGTTATATTACTTTTCTTAATTATATTTCTACCACCAATAGTAAAGTCACCACCTTGATTAATTTTGTCCTGTGTTTCCTTATCAAGCCCTTTAAATGTAACTCTACCATTTAAGTTGATATTATCAGCAACTAACTGAGCAGTTCTATCTGTTAAAGTGAAATTGCTAGCTGATGTACCAGACTTAACAATCCAGTTAAATTTACTAGCAGTCTGCTCTGCAAGTGTCTGCGAAGCCTCGGCAGTAGAATTAGCACTATTTGCCTTACTAAGAGCGTTACTAGCTTCAGTTTGTGCCTGGCTAACACTTGTCTTTAATCCATTAGCAGTAGTCTCAACAGTTGTAATCCTACTGTCCATTTTAGTAACTTTACCACTAACGGTATCTACATCAGTTTTAATATTAGCAATAGTTGTTTTATTCCCTTCTACTGTTGATTTAGTTTCATTCAATGCGTCCTTCAACGATGTGGTGGTGCCATCACCATTATCAATAGTAGTTTCTTTAATTAAACTATTTATTTTGCCCTGTTCAACAGTAAAGTCTGTCTGCAGGGTAATTATTTTATTATTAACTTGATTAATAGAATTTTGAATATCTTTCTGATTTAATCTAAAGTCAGTAGCCTTACTACCGATTTCTAATTGTCCTTGATAAGCATATAAACTAACACCAGCAGGTATTGTAAATAATACTTCTTTAGACTTTGCAATCGTAGACTTTGCAGTGAATACTAATTTTTGCCAACTAGTTGTTACTGCAAAATCTTTATGCTGATTAGAAATATAGATAGTTATAGTAGTAGCTTTTTCTGCTTTAAACCAACAGGAGAAAGTATATTCATTATCTATTTCTAAAATATCACCAAATGAATAACTGATAGTAGATGTAGCTTCATTTTTAATATGAAGTACATTGTCTTGTGTTCCATAAGGTGTTGTTACAATTACTATTTCTTTCATTTTTACCTCCTTACAGGTTAATTTATATATTTTTTATAGATGCGTGTATGTTTATCCTTTAGCGCTAATCAAGTTGGGGGTGAGTACTATCATAAATTGACTAAAGAAGAA